CGCGGTGTAGAACTCCAGGACTGCCACGGATACGCTTCCATGACCTGCGTCACACCTTCGCGACGATGGCCCTGCAAAACGGCGTGGACGTGAAAACGGTGTCCTCGATGCTGGGTCACTACTCGGCGGGCTTCACGCTGGACACCTACGCCCATGTGACCACTGACGCACAGCTCAAAGCCGCCCAGACCATGGGCAATATCCTATCCCGTGCGGTATAGACCTTTCCGCTACCCGCTCCCGTTGGGGTCAGCGTTTGGGTCAGGAAAAGGCAACACCCTAAATACGGAACTTATGAAAAACAAAAGTCCTCGAAATCAGACGATTTCGAGGACTTTTGGTACACTCAGACTCCCCAAAATCGAACCCTGTCGCTTCTTCGGCGGCGGGGTTCTTGTCTACCCGGAAAGTCTTGGTTTTACAAGAGGTTAGGTTATATGCGGTAGTGATTTTATACCCGTCAGGTTCGTCCCACACTGTAACGGAGTTGACGAGTAGATCAATGAGCCGTCTGCGGAAATTTTCATCTTCGATATTTCCGTATTTGAACTGGCTCAACCAGAATACGATTTGGTCACGGTCAATCCGGTAGACGAATTTTTCCTCAGCTTTAATTTCTTTGTTGAGTGTCTTCTTCTCATGTTCGAGTTGAACAAGACGGTTCATCAATGTTTCAGAAGCAATACCCTTCTCAATGGCAGCGGTGATATTCATGATTGATTTTTCAACTTCTGATAACTGAGCGGTCAACTGCGGAATGTGAGTGTCGTTTATCAAATCCTGTTCACTCTGTCGAATTGCCATGTCTGCAATTTCATCAATGAGCTGATCGGTCAAAAGGTTGAGAGCGTCACGGGCTACTATCCCTTCGATATAATCTTTTTTCAAAGGCCGCTTATCACACCCAAGTTTTCTCTTCTTGGTGTAACAGGAATAGTAGTGGTAGACCTTGCCATGTCTACCGGCTCCGCTTTCACCGTTCATAGAAGCCCCACAATGACCGCAGAACAGCTTTCCAGACAAGAGGTAATCTACCTTAGCCTTGCCCCTTGCTGGGGCTGTGGCGGTCTTAGAAAGTCGCCGTTGCACCGTTTCAAACAGCTCCTTGTCAATGATGGCGGGAATACCATTTTCAATGACAATATCCTTGTAGGTATAAGTGCCGATATAGCGAGTATTACGGAACATGGCCTTAAAGCTACTGCGGTTGAACTCCGTGTTTTTGGCGGTCTTATATCCGGCAGAGTTAAACTTTCTGCAAATATCAGCTACGCTTTCGCCGTTGGCGTAAAAAGAGAACGCTTCTTGAACGATGTGAGCGGTGTCAGGGTCAACGACCAGCTTGTGATTTTCCACCTTATACCCAAGGGGAATATGACCGCCTACACTGTGGCACTTCAAGGCAGACTCACGCATACCTCTCGTGACCTTCTGTGACAGCTCGGCAGAGAAAAACTCAGCCATGCCCTCTAACACAGATTCCAAGATGATACTCTCAGGGCTGTCGGTAAGGTGTTCTGTGGCGGAGAGGACTTTCACGCCGTTCTTCCGCAGACGCATTTTCATAATTGCGCTATCGTTGCGGTTACGAGCAAAACGGTCGAGCTTCCAGACGATGACATATTCCCAATTCTGCTTTGCGCTATCCGCAACCATTTCCATGAGGTGAACCCGCTTTTCCACATCTTTGCGAGCGGTCGTTGCTCGGTCAACATAGATTGCTACAATGCGGTAGTGGTTTGCTTTACAGAAGGCACGGCAGTCACGAAGCTGCCCTTCAATGGATTGGTCACTTTGACCTGTGGAGCTATACCGAAGATAGAGAGCAACATCTTGATCGCCGTTGTAAAGCGTATATGGGTCTTCCTGAAATTGAGAGATTTCTTCCTCTGTCAGACAGGAGAGGTCGATTGGAAATTTTTTAACTGTCATAATGTCCGTTATCCTTTCCTCTATTTACCAATGGCAAACGAAAGATAAAGTGCTATAATATCACTTGGCGCTAATACATAGGAAGAACTTCCTAAGATTGGAGTAGAATATGTCATATCACTAACAAAGAAGGTAAGGTTTCTGACAAGGAAGCCTTGGCCATGTTTGAAGCACTCAGCGTAGATCAACAAAAGCAGATTATTTCTCTTTTGCAAACTCTCGCATTGCCGCAAGCACAATCTCCTTCTGTTCAGGTGTTAACTGACAATACAAGGATTTAAATTCTTGGGAAAGCCCATCATCGGTTTCGGTGGCGGGCTTTTCTTTTATGTCTGTTTTACCCATGAGGTAATCGACAGACACATTAAAGTAAGATGCAATTTTAGAAAGAACTTCGGGTTTGGGTAATGACCCCCGTTTCCAACCTGTTACTGTACCTGATGAAACGCCGAGTTCTTTGGCAACGGGATTGGGCTTTTTTCCAATTAAATTGCACTCAGTAAGAAACCGCTCCCAAAACATAATCTTAGTCCCCTAAAATAATTTCAAGATTTCCTCTTGACAATCTTAGTATACTGAGATATACTCTGAATTGTGAACAAGAGATTTTGACAACAAAAACCCGACCCCCGAAAGGTTTTCTTTTTCGGCGGTTGCAGTTGCGAATGGTTTAGTTGTCTTGGCGGATTAAGTATACCATTGCGCCAAAGTGTTGTCAATAAATATTGTTCTCAATTCAAAGAAAGGAGAGGTTTTGTGAAAGAGCGTGAGAAAATTCGCTATCGCCTGAGCGTCAATCATCTGTCGTTTGCATGGCTGATTGATATGCTCCGAAAGCGGGGTATTGAAACGAACGGCCCTGTCCTGAGTGCAATTCTCGCTGGAACTCGTAACGGCCCTTCTGTGGACAAGATCATCGCTGAGTCTATCGACATTCTGGACTGGTACGAGCGGCAGATTGGCGGTGTATCGTGAGCAACAGTGCATTTGCCCCGGAAGTGCGAGGACAGGCCAAAGCGTTCAGCTCACTCCTTGCTCGATCTGTCCGAGAGTTTTTCAAGGACGAAGGGAACCGCAAACAGTTCGAGAGCTGGTACGAGCAGAAGTACGGAACACCGTATCAATGGAAACCTATGGTTTGGAGGAACAGATAATGAAAAAGGTATTTGGAGTATTGGCATTTCTCTCGTTTTTCTACCTGTTAGGTGTCGTTGGTGCGGTAGAGCAAGACACGATGACTCTTGGCGCAGGCATGGTTCGCATGGGTATCGGCCTTGGCAGCTTCTGGTTGTTCTGTGAACTGTCCGGTGCGTTTTATCCTGACCCGCCGAGAAAAAGAAAGAGCCGCTGACGGAACTGGTACTTCCATCAACGGCAAGCGTAAAAGCTCAATCTGATTATATCAGAACTTATTGTTTTGTAAAGGAGAACTTTATGAATAGCACGATTGCAAAACTCGCTGACGAGTTCGAGAAGATGGAGAAAACCATCGCTTCTCAGAAGAAGATGATCGAAACCCTTATGCCTACGGGCTATGTTGATACCGATACCGTCAAACTTCACCTTAATTCTGTGTATGGTGTCATGTTCGGCGGTCGCCCCTCTCCGAAGCGCTGCAAGCTGGAAGACTGTTCTTGGGACGAGATCAATATGTATTCTTCCTTCGGCCTTGCCGACAAGATGTTCGAGGTCGGTGATACCAAGAAGTTCCGTCTGGCTGACGGCTCCTACCTGACTGCCCGTATCATCGGGTTCAACCATGACTACGCAAGGGACGGCAGTCTGGTTCATATCACTTTTGAGACTGTGGAAACCCTTGACGGTGACATTCCTATGAATGAGAAGTCTACCAACGAGGGCGGCTGGGACGCTTCCTATCTCCGTGCCAAGCTCAACAGCAACTTCTTCGAGAAGCAGCTTCCCGCTGATTTGAAAGCGGTCATCAAGCCTGTTGTGAAAATCACTGCCAAGAGTGGTAAGAACGAAATGTTGGTTCCTTCCGTTGACAAGCTGTTCGTTCTTTCTGAGCAGGAGGTCTTCGGTCGCAAGATTTATTCCTGCGGTGGTGAGGGTAAGTGGTACGAATGGTACAAGCGAGAGAATACGCCCTATGGCAAGTGCAAGCAGAATGGTGAGAGGGATTGGAGATGGGAGCGTTCTCCTTGTTCCGGCAACACCAACTACTTCTGTAATGTGAGCAACAACGGCTCCGCCGACTTTTACAACGCCAGCTACTCCATTGGCGTGTCCTTCGGCTTCTGCATTTGATCGGGTATCTCGTAAATCCCGCCCCGTCAGGGGCGGTGAAAGGAGTGAAAACATGAATGTCAATCGCAAGGTTGGCACTGGCTTTGAAAGAGACTTATGCCTGAGCCTGTCGGGTTGTGGCTTTTGGGCGCACAATCTCGCTCAGAACAGTCAAGGTCAGCCGTTCGATGTGATTGCGGCTCGAAACGGTGTCAGCTATCCCATTGACTGTAAGGATTGTTCCAAGAACATTTTCAAGATGGAGCGTATCGAAGAAAACCAGTTTTCCGCTATGTCTCTTTGGGAAGAAACGGGAAACGGAGAAGGGTGGTTCGCTCTCCGAATGATGAACGGAGCTGTGTACTTCCTGTCCTTCACGGTGATACGCAATCTGTTCTTAATGAAGACCGTTCTCTCTGCGTCTGAAATCAGACAGTTCGGTATCACACTCGGAGAGTGGGTGTCCCAATGCAAGTAACCGTTGGCAACCAGCTTCGAATTGAAAACCCGTCTGAGCAGTTGCTTACATGGTGCAAGAAGCAGCTTATCCTTCCCAATCCTGAGTACGCCAAGAAAGTCCGTATGCACTTTTGGGTCGGCAACACCCCTGAGAAGTTGTACCTGTTCCAATGGGACGGTGACACGCTGGTTCTCCCCTATGGTTGTTTGAACGATGTATTGGCTATGGGCGATTGCCACACGAAGGTCGATCTTCCTATACCTACCGAGGTGGACTTCGGTTGCACCATTCCGCTCTATGATTATCAAGTGGAAGCTAAGGAAGCCTTGATAACGGCCTACTATGGTATTCTTCAAGCCCCTGCTGGGTGTGGTAAGACACAGATCGGAATTGCTGTTGCGGCAGATACAGGTCGAAGGACACTCTGGCTGACCCATACACGGGATTTGCTCGTACAGAGCAAAAGCCGAGCGGAGCAGTACATGAGTCCTTCTCTGACTGGCACGATCACCGAAGGTAGGGTTCAAATCGGTAAGGCAATCACCTTCGCAACGGTACAGACCATGTGCAACCTCGATCTGAGTCAATACCGTGATGTTTGGGATTGTATCATCGTGGACGAGTGTCACCGTGTAGCCGGAACCCCAACCGCTATGACGCAATTCTCAAAGGTGCTGAACGCTCTGGCAGCTCGACACAAGTATGGCCTGTCCGCTACGGTTCACAGGGCAGACGGTATGATTGCCGCCACCTACGCTCTGCTGGGTGGGATTGCCTATCAAGTGCCGGAGGAAGCGGTGAAAGACAAGATCATGACCGTCAGCGTTCTACCCCGTGCCACACATCAAGGACTCAGCCGAGAGTTCTTGGACACGGACGGTACGATCATTTACGCTAAGTTGGTCAATTTCCTTGCTGACCGTTATCCTCGAAATGACCTGATTGCCGCTGATCTTGTGGCAAACCGAGATCACTACAATCTCATTCTCTCTGATCGGCTGACGCATTTGGAAACCCTGATGAATAGGCTTCCGCCCGACCTGAGAAAACAGGCAGTCATGATTGATGGGAAGATGACCACGAAGAAAGCCAAAGCTCTCCGAGAACAGGCCATTGAGGAAATGCGACAGGGGCGCAAGCGGTATTTGTTCGCCACTTACTCTCTGGCGAAAGAGGGGCTGGACATTCCCCGGCTCGACCGGCTGTACCTGACTACGCCGCAAAAGGACTATGCTGTGATAACTCAGAGCATTGGTCGTATCGCTCGTACCTTCGAGGGAAAGGGTGAGCCTATTGCCTACGATTATGTGGACGATGGTATCCAGTATCTCGTGAGAAGTTACAAGAAGCGGTGTACCACCTACCGGAAAGCGGGGTGCAAGTTCATTGACGGAGAGAACTGATATAAAGGTTCTCGTTGCCTGCGAGGAAAGTCAAGCTGTCTGTATTGCATTCCGGCATTTGGGGTATGAAGCCTACTCCTGTGACATTCAGGAGTGTTCAGGCGGACACCCGGAATGGCACATCAAGGCAGATGCTTTATTGTTACTTGGACGGTATCTGGTTTTCAAAACCGAAGACGGAAAAGCTCACTATGTTGAGCGGTGGGATTTGATAATTGCTCACCCGCCTTGCACTTTCATGAGTAATGCGGGAGCGTGTCGAATGTATCCTCGTAAGGGTCAAATTGATAAGGCTCGATTCCAAAAGGCGATGGAAGCCAAAGCGTTTTTCCTTCGATTTCTAAATGCTGACTGTGATCGAGTGGCTATTGAGAACCCCCGCCCTCTCAAAATCGTTGAATTGCCAAAAGAGGATCAGCGAATACAGCCCTATCAATTTGGCGACCCGTGGAGCAAACTCACCTATCTTTGGTTGAAAAACCTTCCACCGTTGGTTTACACCAATGTTCTTGCAGAATGGAAGCCCTTTGTTCCTGCCGGAACAGGCCGCAAGGCGGGGGGGGACAGCTACGGGGCGAGGATACCTCACAATTCCAAAGCCCGTTCAAAAACATTCCCCGGTATTGCGGACGCTATGGCACAACAATGGGGCGCAGTATTAGGAGGTGATACCGCTGAACCTTGAACCTTTTATTTTCGACTGCGAGGTGTTTGCCTACGATTGGCTTTTTGTCTTCAAGAACAAGGTCACGGGGGAATACACCGAGATTTGGAATGACAATGAAGCGGTCGAACAATTCATGACCCAAGAACCCCTGTTGGCAGGGTTCAACAATAAGCACTATGACCAATTCATTCTGAAAGCGGTTCTCTCAGGTTTCACGCCGGAGGAAATCAAGGCGGTCAACGATTTCATCATCGTTGGTGGTCACGAGGGCTGGGAGTACGCCCCTCTCCGTGACTGCGGGATTTTCTTCGATCAATATGACCTGATGGACGATTGCCAGATGGGGTTGTCCTTGAAAGCAATCGAAGCGCACCTCGGAATGGACATTCGTGAAACCACCGTTCCATTTAACATCGACCGCCCTTTGACTGAGGACGAGAAGCGAGAGGTCGAGTTCTACTGCCGCCATGATGTTGACGCAACCGACAGGCTGGACGATCTTCGCCAAGGCTATCTGTCCAGTAAGCTCACGCTGGGTCGTGAAAAGGGGCTGTATCCTGCAAAAGCCCTCTACATGACCAACGCCAAGCTGACCGCTGCTTACCTTGACGCAGAGCAGAAACCGCACTATGACGAGCGGGAATACCAATATCCGCCGAAGCTCCTTCGTCAGTACATTCCGCAGGAAGTGTTCGACTTCTTCGAACGGTTGAAGGACAAGAGTATTCCTGACGAAGTGGTGTTCAAGGAAAAGCTCGATCTGATGGTCGGCGGCTGTCCTTGCACCATCGCCTACGGTGGTATTCATGGGGCTATCCCGTGTTACCGAGAGGAAGCCACGGAAACCCGCTCTATCCGCAACAAAGATGTTGCAAGCTACTATCCACACCAGATGACCTTGAACGGTTATTGTAGCAGAAACATTCCCTCTCCCGATGTGTATGCCGCTACCATTGAGCGGCGTGTTAAAGCAAAGAGAGCCGGGGACAAAGCTACGGCGAATGCTTTGAAGCTGGTGCTGAACACCACCTACGGAGCCATGCTGAACCGCTACAACGACCTGTATGACCCGCTCATGGGACGCTCGGTCTGTATCTCAGGTCAGTTGCAGTTGCTCGAAATGGCGGAACATCTTGTTCAGGACTGCCCCACCTTGAAGATCATTCAGCTCAACACCGATGGTATCATGGTCAGCCTTGATGACTGCGATGTTCCTATGTATCAGGAAATCACGCAGGAATGGCAGGACAGAACCGGCTTTGAGTTAGAGGAAGACCTTATCAAGATGATCTGTCAGAAAGATGTGAACAATTATGTCGAGGTTCCCTTCGAGGGCGACCCCAAAATTAAGGGCGGCGTTCTCGTTCGTGGAATTGCCCCGGCAGGAGCGTTCAACATCAACAACAACGCCTGCGTGGTTGCCAAGGCCGTCAAGGATTATCTGGCCTACGGTATCCCGGTTGAAGATACCATCATGAGCTGTGACCGCCTGCTGGACTTCCAGTTGGTCGCCAAGGCCGGGAGTAAGTATGGTGATGCTCTTCATGAGGTAGATGGTCAGATGGAGGTCGTACAGAAGGTCAACCGGGTATATGCCACGGAAGATCATCGGTGCGGAACCCTCTATAAAATCCACCTCGGTACTGGCAATCCCGTCAAGATTGCTGGACTCCCCGCAAAATGTGTTGTAGACAACGACAATCACCTGACGATTGATGTGGTTGACCGTGACTGGTATATCCGGTTGGCACGGCGTTATGTCCGAGATTTTCTCGGAGAGAAGCCGCCTAAGCGGAATACCCGCAGAGTCAATTCCATCAAGAAAAAATTATTAGAAATGTTGGAGGTATAAATATGGCTACTACCAAGAAAGCCGCTGAGACTGCGGCGGTGAATTATTCCACCATGAATGTATTCCGGAAGTTACAGCTTGCCCGTGTGCGCTTCCTCGAAGCTGGCGTGGACAAGAGCGGCAAGCACATGAAGCTCGAATATAAGTATTTCGAGCTGGCGGACATTGTCCCCAAGGCCGAGCAGATTTTCCTTGAAATCGGTCTGATGATGGTTCCGTCCATGTATGGCGACAAGGCGACCGCCCGTGTCTACAATGTCGATGACCGTGAAGACTTCATTGACTTCGTTGCACCGTACACCCCCATCGCCCCCATCGTGTCTAACGCTGGCAATCAGGTCACAAACGAAATGCAGGCGACCGGCAGCTCCATCACCTACATTCGCCGCTACCTGTGGCAGCTTGTTCTTGACATTGTGGAGCATGACAGTATCGACAGCGGCGAGTTTGACACGACCCCCGCACCCGCTCCTGCCGTCACCAAGAAGCCTCCTGTGACCACTGAACAGCGTCAGGAAATCAAGAAGGAACTGACCGGCGCTCCTGCTGGTGCTGCTACCGAGGAACAGGTCGGTACGCTGAAAAGTCTGCTGAAAAAGCTCATGGATATTGACGCAGAGCAGGAACAGTTCGTGCAGACCATCGCCATGAAGACGGAAGGTTTCTCCAAGATCGAAGCCGACAAGTGTGACGCTCTGATCGAGGGCGTGAACAATATGCTGGCTGGCTACGAAATGAAAACGGCAAAGGAGGGGTAATCATGGCAATCATGCTTGGGAACCTCAATATGTCAAGCATTGAAGCGAGATTGGGTATTACTCTGCAAGAGAAAGATCGGAATACTCTCAGCTCCATGCGACAAGATGATGCACAGAACATTCAGCCGGGAAAGTGGCATTGTTTTGACCTCCCGTTCATGATTATGTGCGGAGATTTGGGAACCGCTCAAAAGGTTTGTGAAATCCTCCGCCCTTATTCAAATTCAATGAAAACTCAACTGCAAATCAGTTGGCAGAAAGGAGAAAGTGAAAATGGAATGGCTTGACGGCAACAAAATCCAGATTATCCCTCCCAAGCGTCCTAAGAAGCTGACGGGTACTCGCTTTGCCACTATTCTCGGTCTGAACCCGTGGTCTACGCCGTTCGAAATTTGGTGTGAAGTGACCCGTACCTATCAGAAGCCTTTCGAGGACACGATCTACACCATCGCCGGTAAGACCATCGAGCCTAAGCAGGCTGAGTACATGAAGCAGACCTACTTCATGAGCAATCTGGTCACGCCGACCGACATTTGGGGCAAAGACTACTTCCGTCAGACCTACGGTGATTTCTTTAGGGAAAGCCCCGTTCTCGGCGGTATGTGGGACTACTTGCTCTATGGCAAAGATGGTAAGCCCACCACCGTCCTCGAAATGAAGACTTCCAAGCGTGTCGAGGACTGGAAGGACGATATTCCTGAGTATTACGCTTTGCAGGCGGCGTTGTACGCTTACCTTCTCGGCGTGGACGAGGTTATCATGGTCGCTTCCTTCCTCGAACCCAAGGATTACGACAATCCTGAGAAGTTTGTGTGCAGCGGTGAGAATACCATTACCCGTCCCTTCAAGGTGTCTGAGCGGTATCCTGACTTCGAGAAGAAGTATGTGAAGCCTGCCCTGAAATGGTGGAAGGACTATGTGGAGAGCGGCATTTCTCCCGCCTTTGACGAGCGCAAGGACGCTGAAATCCTGAAAGCTCTCCGCACCAACAACCTGTCCCCTGAAACGGATATGGCGGCGCTGGTCAAGGAAGCCGAAGACCTGAAAGTCAAGCTGAACGCTCACGCCGCTGAGGTGGCTGAGGACGAGAAGCGGTACAAGGTCTTGACCGACATGATTAAGAAAGCCGCAATCGCTCAGTTCCGTGACGGTGACAAGAAGGTGTCTATCGCTGGTTCTGCCTATAATTGGGAGGTCAGCCGTACTTCCACCACGAAGATCGACAAGGACGCTATGAAAGCGGACGGTATTCTGGCGAAGTACACGACCACCGAGGACAGCTACCGCATTTCCCCGAAAGCCTTGAAAGAAGGTGCGTGAAATGGCGCAGAGTATGCAGAGATTGAGCAAAGATGATTTGCTCAAACTTCTCGACCAGTATGCCGATGACGATTTTGTTGGAGTTTTGTTCACAGCAGCTCGTGATATTCACTCCGACCAGTCCACCATCTTCGTATTCTATGACAAAGTAACGGAGGTTTAATTATGAAATTTTCAAAGTTCGTGAAGTCCCTCGCCCCTGATGGCGGCGCTATCTACGAGTACATGGACGAACGCTGGCTTGCTTCCCCGTCCGTACTTATGCTCATTCCCGATGGTATCCGCAGCGTGACCGGGTACAGCAACGAGAAAATGCCTGATGGCATTGGTCGCCTGATTTCTCAGGTCGGTTGCACCGAGTACGCCACGCTGGTCAAGGCAATCATGCCTGAGCCGGACGGCGCAATCAAAGATTGTGTCCGTATCTTCGCCACGCAGAACAGCACCATGACCCTTCCCATCACCAATGATGACTGGTCGCTGATCGAGAAGTCTGACTTCTGCGAAATCTTGTACGCTTACGATCTGGAAAGCGACAAGAGCGTACCGAAAGCCCTGCTGGTCAAGCAGTACGCCAAGTACCCCGATGACGAAGACCAGTTGGTCGGTATCATCTTTCCCTGCGAGTACACAGAACAGCTTAATTTCCACACCATAAAAGAAGTATGAGCGTTTGCGGTGGTTGCCCCATCTATTACAATGAATATTTCGGTGTTTATTGTGGAGGTGGATGCTTAGGTCAAAGCGCTTGTGCCGAAAACCTAATAACTCTCGTTGCTAATATAGCAGACACTATTACAAGATCAAGAAAGGACGATAAAACAATGGCTAAAATCGGACTCACCGAGGGTTTCACCCTCATTCCCGAAGGTACTCATGTCTTTCAGATTACCGATGTGAAGTACAAGGAAGACTTCGGCAAGCTGGAAATCTATATGCAGACGCAGACCGGCAGTAAGCACATCGAGCGCTTCTCTCTGCTGAAATCCGATGGCTCTCCCAACGAGGGTGCATACAACGCTTTCAGCTACTTCGCCAAGACCGCCCTCGGCAATTTCGACCTGACCGAGATCGACCACACCGACCTGATTGGTCACTTCATCGAGTGCGATGTGGAACATGATGTTCAGGAGAACAAGAAGAAGCCCGGACAGAGCATTACCTTCGTCCGTCTGGCCGATAAGCGCCCCTCTGAGGGCTGGGGCGGCGCTGGCAATACGGTTACTACCCCCGCTGCTAAAACCGCTCCTGCGGCTTCTCAGACCGCTCCTAAGACCCCGATGGATTTGGCAGCTCTCCTTGGCTGATACCGTGTGCGAGGGAGGGCTAATTTGAAAGGCTCTCCCTCGCCAATGGTATGTTGAAAACTATGTTGAAAGTGAGGATAAGCTACAATGGCAGAAGCCTATATTTGTTCGCTCTCCAAGGTTCAGCGCCACGCTGAAATCTGCAAGGAGATTAACAGGCTCTATGAGCAGAAGAACCATGACTATGGTGACAGCTTCCACCAGACCTTCGTGGAAGAAGGAATGGCGATGGCTCGTATCCGTTTGGGCGATAAACTCAGCCGCTTCAAGACTCTCTCTCGTGGTTGTGAGCAGAAGGTCAATGACGAGTCTATCCGAGACACCCTGATTGACCTCGCCAACTACGCCATTATGACGGTGTTGGAAATGGAGGTTGCGGAAGATGTTGCAGATTAAAACCATTCGGAACCGTCTGGACAATCCCACCCTCTTTGACGATGAAGTAAATGCGGCTCTGCATGATGGGTGGACTCTGAAAAAGAGAACCGTTTTGCGGCCTATCGGCCAGTCCGAGTCCGTCTATATGCACACGATGTTGTATGCAGAGTTGGAGAAGGAGGTCGCTGACGATGACGCTGAATGATTATCAGAAAGCTGCCGAGCGTACCTCCAGCAACCTGACTTCGTGGGATAAGGTTCGCAACGGTTGTTACGGTCTGAACGGCGAAGCCGGAGAGTGCATTGACATTCTGAAAAAGACCGAGTTTCAGGGTCATGCTTTCGACCCGATGAAGATGGTTGACGAACTGGGCGATGTTCTCTGGTATGTCGCACAGTTGGCGACCGGCTTGGGTGTGACCCTTGAATATGTGGCACAGCACAATGTCGATAAGCTGCTGGCTCGTTACCCTGACGGGTTCGACAGCGAAAAGAGTATCCATAGAAAGGAGTACGAAAATGCCTGACTGCTTCTCCAAGTCCGAAGTGACCGATTTTCTGAACTTCATGAAGTTGCCTGACGGAACCTCTGTTGTTTCTGATGACATGATGGAGTACCTGATGGCCTACGGCTTCTTTACTGCCCCTGCTTCCACCAAGTACCACGGCAATTACGAGGGCGGTCTTCTGAACCACTCCCACATGGTTACGGAGTACCTTCTGGCGCTCACTCAGGCCAATCACCTGATCTGGCGCAAGGCTCGTTCTCCCTTCATCGTGGGTATGTTCCATGACCTATGTAAGATCGACCAGTACCGCCACCCGGTAACAGGCCACATTGAAGAATTTAATGGTGGGCGCACACCAATCTATGACGAACAGGCGTGGGAGTACAACCCCGACACCCTTCTGAAAGGTCACGGCGATAAGTCCGTCATGCTTCTCTCTCAGTTCTACACACTGACTGATGAAGAAATCATGTGTATCCGCTATCACATGGGTGCTTTCACCGACAAGTCCGAGTGGAACGATTACACCAGAGCCGTCCGCCGGTATCCGAATGTGCTGTGGACGCACCAAGCCGATATGCTGGCAAGCCATGTTGCGGGGGTGTGAAGTATGTATATTCCAACGGTTTCTTTCGATTTCGATGGCGTAATTCATTCCTACCGAAGCGGGTGGAAGGGTGCCGCTGTTATCCCCGACCCTCCCGTAGAAGGGATTAAAGAGGTCATTGAACAACTCATAAGCGATGGTTTATGTGTGGTCATCTGTTCTTCTCGTGCGGAGTCCTTTGAAGGACAGGCAGCGATTGCTGAATGGCTGAAACACTATGGGTTCCCGATGGTGCAAATTCAAGCAAGAAAAGTTCCCTCCATCGTTCATGTCGATGACCGTACAATCTGTTTCGATGGCAGAGCAAACCACCTCTACGAACAGATTATCAACTTCAAACCTTGGTATGAAAGGGAGTCTGAAAGTGAAAATCGTTGAACCTTCTGTGGAGCTTATCAACGCTCCCGATTATAAGACCCTTCTGACCACCATCGAAGCCGCAGGGCGCACTTGCTACAAGTCCGAGGATAAAATCACGGACGGAAGTGCAGAGAAGTTCGTCCGGGGTATCATCAAGCGGGGGCACGAAGCTGTCATTGAGCATGGCTCTCTTACTGTCCGCTTCATCTGCGACCGGGGCGTGAGCCATGAGATCGTCCGTCACCGTCTGGCGGCGTTCTGTCAGGAGTCCACTCGATACTGCAACTACGGTAAGGAGGGCTTCGGTGGCGAGATCACCGTCATTCGTCCCTCTACCTTTGCCAAGACCGACTCGACCTACCACATCTGGAAGCGGTCGTGTGAACACGCTGAGGTCGCCTACTTCGATCTGCTGAATGAGGGTTGCACCCCGCAAGAAGCTCGATCTGTCCTTCCGAACAGCCTGAAAACCGAGGTGGTCATGACCGCCGATCTCAGAGAATGGCGACATTTCTGCCGTATGCGTTGCCCCGTATCGGCTCACCCTGATATGCGGGTCGTTGCCAATATGCTCCTGACCCTGCTGAAACAGACCTATCCCGTCTTCTTCGAGGACATTGAGGTATGAGAATTAAGAAAGCTGGCGGCAAGGTGTTCGGTGCGGTCTTAACTGCCGCCGAGAGAAAAGCGATGGCCATGGAAATCAATCGTCAGATCGTGGAAGCCGACAGGCGCTACGCCAATGACATTGACGCTATGGTGCTTTACACCCTTCATGTTCACCTTGGTTTCGGCAAGAAGCGCCTGCGGAAGTTCTATGACGCTTTCTCTGCCGAGCATGACCGCCTTATCCAGTATTATCAAATGCCTGACGATTACACATGGCTCTGCAAAGAAATGTTGAAGCGTATCGGCGTTGATGTTGAAGCGTGGAACAAAGAAAGGAAAGAACCCGATGAAACTGAAAAGCATTGACGGCAAAGTGCCGTATATCATGGCTGCGGGGAAGGACTTCGTGAAAGATGAAATGTCGCTGGCGGCGGCAGAGCAGATTTGCTCCCGTGGAACGCAGACCGCCAGCAAGCTCTTTCCCGGTTTCCCCATCTGTGTAGATGACAAGTTCTATTTTGCTGGAACCTCGACAAAGCCCAAGTCCAGCAAGGCTAAGACCCCTTGCGAGGGCTGAAATTTTCGATCTTCCTGTGGTTCGCCACCGTTGTCGCTGTCCTCTGTCTGAAATTACCCACGGTTGAGGTTGAAGAACCTTCTCCCATTGTCGAGGTGGTAGAGGTAGTCACCCCGGAGCCAGAGCCGGAGGTGACACCTCAGCCGTGGACAGACGAAGAAGTGATTGTACTGGCGAAAATGCTATGGGGAGAAGCCAGAGGGGTCAGCTCTGACGCTGAGAAAGCGGCTTGTGTGTGGTGTGCGCTCAACCGTGTCGATCATGGCTACGGCGATATTATAACGGTCGTGACTACACCTAAACAATTCGTGGGGTACAAAGAGAAAAATCCGATTGATGACGATTTGATTACTCTCTGTATAGATGTACTGACTCGCTGGTATGCAGAGAGAGAAGGTCAGGTTGAGGTCGGTCGTGTCCTCCCTGCGGATTACCTGTGGTTCTCTGGCGATGGCGAGAGAAACCACTTCCGCAACGCCTACCGTGGCGGCGATAGATGGGACTGGTCTTTACCGAGTCCGTATGAAAGCTGAGGTAAGCCTATGAGCTATTTGAATATACCCGCTGAGCTTCGAGAGGAAAAGGCATGGGTCAATGTGTGGGAAGGGTCAAAGGTTCCCATGCAGGCCACCGTCAGAAAGGCGGCTTCTTCGTCTAACCCGGATACATGGTCAAATTACATTGACGCTGAACACAATGTCCAGCACGGCTACTATGACGGTCTTGGCTATGTGTTTCACGATACAGGGGTTGTAGGTATCGACATTGACGATGGCTTTACTGATGGGTTTCTAAACCCGCTGGCGGCTGACATTATCGGTCATTGTCAGTCCTACACGGAAAAATCCAGAAGCGGGAGAGGGGTTCACATTCTCGTTCGTGGTAAGCTGCCCTTCAAGGGTAAGAACAATCGTTCCGCCGTGGAGATTTACAAGAGCAATCGGTACTTCATCATGACCGGCGAGGTTTTGATCTTCTCCGAGATCGTTGAAAACCAGTCAGCGATTGACTATGTGATCGAGAAGTATTTCCCCGACACACCGAAGGAAAGTAGCTCAGGTACGGTCGCCCCTCAGCGTATCTATTCCCCCATCTATCGCCGCCCTGAAAACGGCAAGTTGCATTTGAAGCCTGAATACCCGCCTATCACACCGGGAAGTCGGAACCTCAGCCTGACTTCTCTGGCGGGTCAGCTCCATAACCAAGGATACACCAAAGCAGAGATTTACAAAGAGCTGTTGTACGCCAATCAACAGGCTTGCAAGCCGCCGCTCCCTCAGTCCGAGGTCGAGTTGATTGTTAACAGCGTGACCAGATACAGGAGGTAATTATGAAACCTTATCAGCGTGGCGATGTTGTTATCATTGATGTTCCCTTGCTTGCTAACAGTCATATTCAGGCCGGTAAGCGTCCGTGGGTGGTTGTGCAAAACAATGTCGGCAATCAGTTTTCTTCCACCAGCATTGTCGTTCCCCTGACCACTAAAATCAAGCGGCTCGAACTGCCGACCCATGTGGCTGTCACTTGGGGTTCTTTACAGCCGAGCATGGTTGAGTGTGAACAGGTGCGTGTCGTAGATGTGTCCGATGATTGGGAATACATCTGCACTCTGCCGCCTGAGATCATGCGTCATGTGGACACCGCTTTGAAGAACGCTTTCTTCTATGGGGGGGTGTAGACAGTGGAGAGTGAGAAGAAAATCTGTCCGTTGTCAATGAGCTGCCCCGAAGATATTCCCCTCTGTCCCTGCCAGAAACAGCGCTGTGCATGGTGGGATGAAGACTCTCAGGACTGTGCCGCCGTGGTGCTGGCGAGAGCGATGAAGAAAAGGAAGTGAAACTATGGCTGATGAAATCACAACTGTCCCCGAAGAACAGGCTCTTTTCCAGCTCTCCAACGGTCGTTACATCATGGACGAAGCTCAGTCCCGTGTGATGTTTCAGATTAAGGAAGCACAGCCTGAGCATAGCCACCCGATCAGCGGCACGGGGTATTCGTGGGACGAGTCCGGCATGGCGGAGCTGTTCTCCGAGTGCTACAAGAATGATACCCGCTACTGCCCCGAAGCGAAAAGCTGGTTCACCTACTCAGAGGGCGCATGGCGCAAGGATACCGGCTCTCTACTGGTAGCGGAAAAAATCAAGGAGTTCTGCCGCCTGATGGCTCTCTATTGCGGTGAAATCGCCAATGAAGAACGCCGCACCGAGTACATGAAGTTCATCGTAAAGATGGGCGACAGGCGCTTCCGTGACCGGCTGATGAAGGACGCTGCCAGTGTGCTTCCTATCGCTTCGGCGGAGTTTGACGCAAACCCCTACCTTATCAACTGCAAGAACGGCACTTTCGACCTCGAAAAGATGGAGTTCCGGGAACATGACTGGAAAGACTTCCTGACCATGCAGACCAACTTCAACTACACCTTGCAGGACGCACGGTGCCGCCGCTGGGAGAAGTTCGTTGCAGAGGTCACTTGTAATGACGAAGACAAGGCTGACTATCTGCAAAAGGCGCTGGGGTACTCTATGCTGGGTATGGCGAACGAAGAATGTATGTTCATTCTTCACGGCAAGACCACTCGCAACGGCAAGTCCACCATGCTCTCGGCAATTCACCACCTTCTCGGTGACTATGCTTCCGTATCCCCCGTGTCGATCATCTGCAAGGCAGAACGGTCGAAGAACGCCGAAGCAGCGAACCCCATGCTGGCTTCCTTGAAAGGCAAACGGTTCGTCACAATGGCAGAGAGCAACCAGTATGGCAAGCTGGACGAGGAAACAATCAAGCAGCTCACGGGCGGCGAGGAAATCAAAGCCCGGAACCTCTATGAGACTGCCACGACCTTCCTGCCGCAGTTCACCCTTTGGCTCTCCTGCAACGATCTCCCCACCGTCAGCGATAAGTCCCTGTTCGCTTCCGACCGTGTGCGGGTCATTGAGTTCAACCGCCATTTCACCGAAGCGGAGCAGGACAAGAACCTGAAAAATGAGTTTCAAACACAAGAAGCTATGCAGGGTATTTTCGCTTGGCTGGTTGCCGGATACTTCAAGTACAAGCGTTTCGGTCTGAAAATGTCCCCCGCCATGCGGAAGGTGGTCAACCAGTACGAGCGTGACAACGATCTGTGCTTGCAGTTCCTCGAAGAACGCTGTGAGCAGGCTGAGGGGGTCAACACCCGCTCGAAGTCTCTGTTTGACGCATACAAGATTTGGTGCAAGTCCAACGGGTACTTTGCCTGTTCCGCCAAGCGGTTCAACGCTGACATGGAGACTCACCCTGAGTGGCACGGCGGCAAGGTCGTGTATCAGGGCTACCCCGTCTACAAGAACCTCAGACTGAAAGGAGCGTCCTAATGAACCGTTCATGTAACTCTATCCTCTGCCGCTTCGGTATCCACACAGCAGACCCGTATGTTCATATTCAGGTCAAGTGCCGTAATGGTTCTCACCGCTGGCAGAGCAATTATGAAGTCTGTAAGCGGTGTGGTAAGCGCCTGAGAAAAATCCGCATTATAAAGGAGCGTCCGTGATGAAAATTACTCTTGATATTCCCGATGGCATTATTGCAGGGTTCTTCAATGGTGTAGAGGTCACGGCTCACGGTATGCAGTTAGTGTCCTATCAACTCAGCACTGACGATCTGAAAGATGGTAACACCGTAAAACTCCCTCGTGAACAGGAGGTGACAGTATGATTGCCACCAATGAAGAACTCGCCCTGCTGGAAAAGTGGAAGCGAAAACTCTGCTTGCAGGAGTGGCGAATAAAGTTGTTGACCCACCTTCACCCGGAAGAAATGATGGTGCGTAATACCGCAGGCTGTACCGAGTGGTCAGAAGCAATTAAGACCGCTCGTATTGAGATCATCAACCCTGCCTGCTACGGCGACCGCATTGTGCCGTTCGATTTTGAAAAGACGCTGGTACATGAGCTGCTACACCTGAAATTCTCATTCTGGTGTCAGAACGAAGATGATGTTGGAGATAGAGTCATGCACCAGATGATTGACGATCTCGCAAGAGCTTTGACGGAAGGTGACAGCGATGAAGACTGAATACTGCCCCGATTATGTGGGCGTTGCCTGCGTTGATGGCACTTGCCCTGTTGCCAACTGTGAAGAATACGCTGAGCGGTGTATGCCTGTCATTTCATGTTGCCGGGACTGCTTCTATTATAAGGGCTGTGAAGACTGTGCAATCTCTGACGATTGCGACCGAATGGAGGATAAACATGAGTAAAAAGTGTGTATGCGGTAATGAAATGTTCACCGTCTTCATGTGTCGTAAGTGCGAACACCTTCTGTATGTCGAGGAAGACGAGGATTTTCCTCAGAAGCTCGGAAAAATCGCAGCTAAAGCCTGCCCCTGTTGTGGTGAACAGGACGAGGGACTGTGGAGACTTCTCGGTCGAGCGGAAGGGTTCGAGGGAACGATTTTCGTGGAGGAACAGGACGATGAATAATGACGCTGTGAGAGAGCTTCTGAACGCCGTTGGTGCTTTGGCTGAAATGTCTCTGAATTTTTACAGGGCTTTACTCAATGCCGGTGCGACCAAAGAAGAAGCCTTTGTGCTGTTGCAGTCGTTCATCTCTGCTACCATTCACGGCAACAAGGAGGAAAGCAATGAAGACTGAGAAAAAGAACCTCCGCCGTATTTCCATCGTAGTCACGGCACAGACCAAGGGGAACCTTGAACGGCTGGCGGCGGTCTGCGGCTACTCAGAGATCGGTCGGGTGGTTGACAAGCTCACTCGTGAGAAAATGATCTCCCTCCACGACTTTGAAAGAAAGGAGAAGCACTATGAATGATGTAATGGAGCAAATCAAAACGCTTTCTGCCACCTTGGACGAGGAAACCACCCGCTTTCACCCTACCGGCAGACTGCTGTTGCTGGGTTCCTACGAGAGCGTATTTCTGAAAGCGGTCAAGCGCAAGGCTGACCTATTGGGCATTGACTGTGACCTCACTCAATATCCCTGTCCTCCATACAAGGCCGTGGTAGTGGACAGAGAAACCGTCCCGTCTGACATTAAGCTCACCGCCGAGGTTGACATTGACCACTCCTACTCACATGGAATGTCATCGGTGTCTCAGGCGACTTTGGCGCTCCTGTTGGCATTGGACTTAGTTCACGCTAAGGACATTACCATTGTAGGCCGGGGTCACGCCGTTCAGAACTTGGCAAAGTACCTCACCCTCGGTAACGCAACTGTGACGGTGGCGCACTCCAAAACCAAGAGTCTCTTGCAAGCCACGATGAACCGTGATGTGGTGATCTACGCCACGCCGACTATCACGAAGGACATTTCCTACAACACCCGTGATCTGGTCATCGACCTCGGTAACAGCGTTCCTCACCCTGACCGCTTCAACTGCTCCTATGTGAACAGGATTGGTCAGCTCACCGTGAGTGTGTTGCTCAACCGCTTTGCGAGAAAGGAGCATAGAGCATGAGTGACATTCTGACAACTATCGCCGCCGTTGAATGGATTGTTGTAGGCTGTCTATTCCTCTGGCGACTACGCCACTGAAACCGCCGCTTTTCGGAACTCTATGACGAGCTGCGAAAGGAGATTGACCATGAATAAGGAAGACGCTCACATTGTTATAGCGATGGCAAATCACAACATGAATGTCACCGATGTTGCTCGTGCTATTTTCGCACACAGAAATACCGTTCTCTATCACTTGGACAAGGTGAAGCGGCAGACCGGGTTAGACCCTCGGCGGTTCTATGATTTGGTCGAGCTGGTGAAGATGGCGCAGGAGGTGTTGGAAAATGGGTCTTGATATTACGGTCATGGAACGCAGAGATGTTCGTTGCCCTCATTGTGGTGAGGTCATCACCACGGTAGATGTTGCCAGCACCGACAGCGGTGGTCGGCTTTGGTACGACTTTCTGGAAAAGATCGGCTACTATGTTCCTTACGAGAAGCGAACCAAGGAGAACGACTGGTACGGCAAGGACATGGTTCTTGACAACGAGCAGGCAAAGCAGCTTGTAGACTACGCTGTGAAGAAAGAAGTCTACAACTGGGATGGAGTGGAGAGTGTTGTAGCAACGGCACTCCTGCACGAGAACAAGGTGGTCATCAACGCCGACTGGTAGTTAGGTGATAAAGGTGATAAAGGTGAGTGTTTTTGCAAAGACTTTTTTCAAATTGGCGTGTTTTGAAAAATTGTTTTTCGTATTTTAGGTGAGTTAGGTGAGTAATCGGACATAAATGCCTATAACTCTCTCTTATACGCGCGTATATAGAAATAGTTATAGGGAAATGCACCCGATTACTCACCTTTATCACCTTGGCGACTTTGAAAGGAGAAAACGACTATGGCAGATGAAATTGTGAAGAAACGCACTCGGCCTGATCGTAAGGAAGCCCTAAGCGTCCATACGGAACCGGGTGACAATAGAAAATATCTGGAACATTCGATGGTCATGTTGGACTGGCCTGATGTGAATGTGAGAGAGCCTGAACAGGTCAAAGAGCGTATGGGTATGTACTTCGCTCTGTGCGCTCAGGACGATATGAAGCCCTCTGTTGCTGGTATGGCATTGGCTTTTGGAGTGGATAGAACGACTCTATGGAAATGGGCAAATGGAGTGGATAGTAAGACTTTACCCCCGGAAAGCCGCAACCTCGTTAAAAAGGCGTATCAACTTTTGAACGCTCAGATGGAAAACTATATGCAGAACGGAAAGATCAATCCGGTCGCCGGTATCTTCCTGATGAAGAACAACATGGGCTATGCGGACAAGCAGGAGGTCGTGTTGACACCCAACCAGCAGCTCGGAGATCAGGTTCCCGCCGAGGACTTGGAGAAGAAGTACCTCGAAGATGTGGTCGGTGCGTCCAGCGACTATGACTCGGAGGACTGAGCGACTTTCACGACTTTTGCGACTATGGCTTACGACTATGCCGAGCGACTTTCACGACTTTCGCCCGAACGACTTTGCGACTTTCTGGCGAGGGTCTGCGACTATGACAGAGCTGCCGATCTCCCGCTCCGGGGTCGGCGGCTTTTTCTTTCCCGGCTGATCGGCGGCGGGTTCCACCGGGGCGGCGTGGGCGTTGCCGGGGTTCCGGTCTGATCGGTTCGTTAATTGCTAACAAGTGATAGTATATGTTCAACAAGTTTATATATATGAAAATTAATACTATAAAAAGAAGGTAAACGTTTACTAACAGTTGTTAGCAATATAGATAGTACATTTTCTTTTGAGTTTTCGGACGGTGCAAAACATCAAGAAAAAACTTGAATTATTTTTAGAAATCCTATTGACATTCAAGTTAAAACTTGATATACTCCAATCATCAAGTTAAAACTTGAAATTGAAAGGGGTTTTTACAATGACAGTTAAACAGCTTTTAGAAAAAACTTGCAATCCGGTTGTTATCGTGGACGGGCCACACAAATATCCGGTTTCTGTTTGGGGCTTGCTTTATGACGCTTTCGGGGATTGCGTAGTAAATGATATTCAAGTCAGCGCAGACGGTGACGGGCTGGAAATCACGCTGAAAACACAGCTTGTGCGGGAATAAGAAAGGAGTTTTTATAATGTTGAGAACCAATAGCAAGAAAGCCGCCGAAAATATCCGGGCTTATATCGTGGATAATTTCACCCCGGAGGATTACACGGACAACCCGCCGCAGGAGTTCCCCAAGATTGCCGCTTTTATCCTCGATACATTCAGAAGTGAAAAATACTGGTGTCTGCAAGATGTCCGCTATTATCACAGCAGCGAGCAAGCCGCTTTTACTGACTGGTGCGCCGGTCTGCCGTCCGTCCTCGATACCTTGTATTTTTACAATCGCTCGGCGGTTGATGATCTCGGCGCAATCCTCGAAGAAACAGAGCAGGAAAAAGCCCGATACACGGAACAGCAGGCCGAACAGCTTTTAACAAACCTGATTTATAGAGAACTTATGAAAGGAGCGATGACGAAATGAGGAAATACAAGCTGAAAGAGCTGCGGGAGCTTGTGCGGCTCGGAGTGGCTGAGGATTACACCAACAAACCAAACGAGTATATTTACACGCTGCACAGGCTTGAAAAGGTGGGCTATTCCACGGGTGTTTACGGTATCAATGGCGGATTGGTCGAAGATACCGAAACCGGACAGTTATATGCCATTATCGGACGTTGCTCCAATCTCTTTATCTTGTTTTAAGGGGGGTTAATTATGAACATTGATAGCATTATGAAAGAGCTTGCGGAGTATATCCGCATGGGCGAACAGATCGCCGCCACGGTGGACAAAATGGATGATGTGTTAAAGCAGATCATGCAGGCGCAGGGCGTGGACACGCTGACAGGGACAGAACACAAGGCCAGTTATAAGGCCGTCACAAGTTCTAGAATCGACACAAGCGCCCTTAAAAAGGATATGCCCGCCGTAGCTACACAGTACACCAGAGTCACGGAAACACGGCGCTTTACATTCTCTTAAAAAGGCGGTGAAAGTGTGTATTTGATTTTATTCTTGCTTCTGCTGCCGGTGCAAATTTTGATTGAAATATTGAAATTGAATAAGTGAACGCCGCCCCGGAATGGCACCGGGGCGGTTATTTTTTTGCGCTTTTTCGGTCTGATCGGGGCGGCGGGAATAGGTGACGGGGGG